GTGGCCAGAAATAAGAAAAAAAATAGAAGGGCATAAATTTCCAAACGGAAGAATAAGAAAATTAGGCTACCAAAACAGCGGCTTTTATTGGAAAAAAGAAGATATTATTAATTTTTTAAAATCTAACGAGGGGTGATTTATGGGTGATGTAATAGATTTTTGCGATAAAAGGCGCGAAGAATGCGAGCAAGAGGAAACAAAAAGCCCTGAAGATATCGCTACACTTTTAAATTTATCAAAAGAGATATCTTTCGATGTTTCGTTAAAAAATTATCTAACAGAAAATAATCTTTACACAATAGAAAATGGGCAAATAAAATATAACTATAATTTAGATTGGTGTTATTCAGATTTTGCCGAGTTTTTAAAAGACAGAGATAGAGCCTTATATAAATTACGAATTATTTCAAATCGTGGAGAGACTGTATTGTTTAAAGAATTCCCGCTACTTGTCGGATTTGAAGTTAATGAAGTTATTGAAATAGTAGCTCATGCTTTTAATTATTTAATTAATGAATTTAAAACAGATAGATTAATTAGAATAAAGGCGGGGCTTAATTAATGACTTTTAATGAAGATGAAGGCGCGAAAATATGCGCGGAAAGAATAAGTGCGGGAATAGATTTTGCGGTTGCTGTTATTAACCATTCAAACAAAGATTTTTATATTAGCTATGAAAAAATTGATCATAAAAACATAGTGCACGGATGTTTTTTTGTTTCTTTTATTGCAAAAAACACTTTATCAGAAAAATTCTCTATCGCTAAAAAGGCGATACATAAAGACAGATCAAGCGAAGAGGCGGAACATATAGCATCAGAAGCGCTAAGCATAGCAATAAAAGTAGCGAGAGAGAATAAGGAGTGGGGCGAAGAAGAGGTTAGGGAGTATCAATCTTTTTTTCTAGGATATTAACAGGATAACGAATTTACGCGGCACTAAATGTAAATAAATACATTTGTAAATAAAAACTAGGGGGCTATTTGAGCGCAGACTTAGAATACATGCTGATGCAGTGGGCTTCTTGGGCTAAAACAGGCAACGTAAAATTATTTTATAGCTCACACGCTTGTTTTGCGATTATTAAAAGTAAGACATCTTTTTTTATATCTGAAGAACAAGCGCTTCAATTAGATAGAATAATAGCAGGGCTAGAGCGATCCCTAACCGATTTTGTTTTTAATTATTATATTCGAGGGCTATCAATAAGAAAAATAGCGCGGGGACTTCACATTGACGAGAAAAAAGTGATCATCATTAAATCTTGCGCACTGTGCGAAATTGAAAAAGGTTTAGGTTATTTAAAATGAACATCCTTAATAAACATTTTCCGATATCAAAAAACGAGCAGATAACTATAGATGAATATGCCAGAATAAAATCAAGCATAATCAGATGTTTTTATAATTTAGAAATAAAAGAAGACGAAGAAAACAAAGAAATAAAAAGGACTTTTGATGATTTTGAGAAAAGGCTTGAGCTTTCAATAGTCGTATATAAAGATAAATAAACATTATTACAAAAATACATTTGTAAAAAACTTGCATTCCGCACGTAATCAACTATTATTAGTTAGACTTGAAAAAGTAGCGTAAAAAACTATTTTAAATGGTTCTTATAACAAGGGCGGCAAACCACAACCGCCCTTTTTTTATGCCTAAAATTTAACAAAATTTAAAGTCTGAGGTAGTAAGCGTGGACGATAAACTTTTAACACAAATAATAAAAGAAGTATTTAAGAACCCAGCGTGGGCCATTTTAGCGCTAGTTTTTTTCGGGTATGCAGATCTTCGGAAAGTTCCTGAGTCGCTGGATTTTATACAAATTCAGGGCGTAGGATCGATAAAAGAAATAAAAAATGAATTGGTAGAGCTTAGAAAAGACGTTACCAGCTTAGAGCTAACAATTATTGATGAGTCAAATCAAATTAAAAAAGAGCAAGATTTACAGCATGAAAAAAGCGAAAGAATTATGGCCTACGTTGATGAGATACAAAAAAAAGTGGGCATCAAAACCGAGAGCCAGCGTAAGAATTAATGGTTTTTTAGATGATGCAATGCTTATTATTGGTGCGTATTTCGCTTTGTTATCGATAATAATTTTGGCAATAGCAGTCAATATATATTATTTTTTTGATCTTTTTTTTGGCCGATTCTATGATAAAAGTTAAAATAGAAAGAAATGAAGATACAGAAAGATTGACGCAAGTATTTTTAAGAAGAGAATACTTAAAAAATAAAACAGTAGGCCGCTTAAGTTTTAGCAAAGCTAATAAAATATTTAATTTTTGTACGCTAGAAAAGCCCTATAAAAATAATGAAAAAATGATTTCATGTATCCCGGAGGGTGAGTTTAAAGCTTCCAGATATTATTCTGAAAAGTTCGGCAATACATTTTCTATTGATGTGATTAACCGCTCAGGAATTTTGCTACATTCTGCAAATTTTGTTTCGCAGCTTCACGGCTGTATTGCGCTGGGCGAGTTCTACGACTTCGATCAAAAAGAAGGGCTAAGCTTGAGGAATTCAAAAAAAGCCATATCGGAATTTGTAGAGAATTTTAAAATAAGTTCAGGCTTTATAATTAATATAAGTGAATACAATGACACCTCAAAATCTTAAAAGCTTAAAAATGTTTTTTGCAAAAAAAATTATTGTTTCGATTGTTCGAGCCGCTAGAAAAAAAGATTTAATCAAAGGGTCTAGAAAAGACGATCTTATTTTAAGCGAAATTGAAAAATTATTAACAGATGAGAAAATAAACGATGGCAGTTTCTAGTTTTAAATTCGTAAATTCTGGCGAGCAATTATTCAGAAAATATCCATTTTTATCATCTGATTATGTTTGGGTTTTGCTAGAAAGCACTTATTCGCCAAGCGGGGCACATGATTTATTTGCTGATATTTCCGCGCACGTGTGCGGCGATTCGCAATATCTACACGTCGACGCCAGCGGAAAAGCTTTTACATCTGGCGGAGACCCTGATTGCGCTAACGTTTTATTTGCAGCAGGATGCAGCGGAAAATATATCGCTCTATTAACAAAAAGCGGCGGAGCGCCTGATAAATTAGTTGGATTTTATGACGCAAACGTTGGACAAAATGAAAATTTAGTTTTTAACGTTGCGCTAAATATTAACGCGGGCGGCCTCGCTGATTATCAGATTGAAGGGTGGACTTATGGAGCGCCTCCGCCTCCGGTTGATCCGAATGACCCGCCCCCTTCCGGCGTTGTAACTGAAACAGTTATCACGCAATTTTCACGCGCAGCTACACCGACAAGCTACCCGCTGAATTTTTGCGTGCCTTACGCCAAGGGTGTGCTTGCGAGCAATTCTACATTCGCCCTGTATGATCAAAGCAACGTTAAAAAGCGCGCTCAATTTGACGCGTTTGAGCGCTGGGAAGACACCTCAATCAAAATGCTTCACGTGTGCACCGATACATCATTTAATGCACAAAAAACTTTTACTGTAAAATCCGGTGACTCGCAAAATTTTGCGAATGCTTGCACAGTTGTTACGGCGGGCGGAAATACAACAGTAAGTTTTAACGGTAATAATTACGTTACAAATAATTCTAATTTTAGCTTTTTAAACGGTTATGAAATATTTGCAGATGATGCTTTCACTAATTTAACTTATGAAAGCACAGGCCCAGCTACTACTACAGTAGTAGAAAACGGAGAAGTAAGGTGCGTATTAAAAAGCACAGGCTCGCTAACAAACGGCGGAACAACTTTAATTAAATACATTTTAAGACAGTATTTTTACCCGCTGTCTAGTTGCGTAGAAGTAGAATTAACGGTTGTTGATGACAGAGCAGAACCGGATTGCATGCACGTAAATACAATCAGCCCGAGCGGCGGCGCGCTAAAATTATCTATAAAAGAATACGGATTTAAAAAAACCGGCACATACAATAGATTATTCGCAGCGGGCGAAACAGCAAATCACGATCAAACAAGCACTAGCGATCTTTTATTAAAGCAAAATGGCAATAAAAGATGGACTAACGCGAATTTTTGGGAAGGCCACACTTTTTCATATTCCGGAATTGGTGCAGCGGCAAAAGCAAAAGGCGCGTTCAGAACATACAAAACAAGCGGCGAACAAAACGCTTTTTGTTTTAAAAACTTTTGGCGAGAATATCCGAATCAAGTGCAAGTCGGTCAAACGGGAGAAAAAATAAGCTTTCATTTTGTTGAAGGGCAAGCACACACAACATACCCTACTTTATCGACCGAATATTTGCGCCCCAATACTTTTTATAGTCCAACAAAAGGAATGCAAAAAACAACTAACTTATTATTTGTTTTATCGTCTGTTTCAGATGCGGAATTAATAGGCATAAATGATATTTTTAATTTATATGCACCGCTCGCGCTTCCTTCGTTGGATTACATCAGAAGCACAAAAGTTTTTGGAGATTACAAACTTTCTAATAGCGCGACAACGACTTACGACAACAGAAAAAATAACAATATTAACGCCGCATTTTTTAACGGAATTGACGGAGGAGCGCCTCTTAAAAATTCGGTCCATTATGGTTGGCGAGATTTTGGTGATAGAGCGCGTGGCGGCTGGTCAAATACTGTAAATACAGTACGAATTCCGGGTTTTTATAATGGAACTCATGTGGGCGCGGATAAATTTTTATTGCAATACTTGCGCGGCGGAAATGAAAAATATTATTACTTAGCAGAAATAGAAACGCACCATGGTACAGATATAGATTTATATCATTGTGCGCGTAAAGGTTATTTTATGATAAATAACACGAACACCCCGATTGATTTACCGGCGGGGGAATTGAGCGCGGCGGGACATGACATTGTTGATCATATGTCAAGGAATATGCACATGGGGCACATGCACAGCTTTGCGTCATGTTCATTTTATCTTTTACAAAAAAATTATCGATACAAAGACACGATAGAGCAGCAGAAAAACTGGGTAAGGACATTTTGGCAAAATTTCCCGCCAACGGGTACATATCCTTTAGTGCACATCGCAAACCCTGAAAACAGGTGGTGGCAAGACGCAGAGAGGGACACTGGATGGTTTCTTTATTCCGCGTGCAAATTTGCACATACAACAAATGATGCGTCATATTACGATTCAACAATCCAAAAAATTATTGATTTTTTAATCATTTGGATAAAGTGCACAAAAGATCATTATATTAATTCCGCGGTTGTTGGGACCCACGATTTTTCGCAAGGCACAGGATATTGGTGGTTAGATCACCAGGCAAACATCCCTTCGACCATCATCGCAACAGGGTGCGGCCCTTGGCAGTGCGGATCAATTCTTGCCGGCTTAGCTTATGCACGAGATTTATCTATCAGATTTAATAAAACGCTTCCCGCTGATTTTTACGAAATGATACGCCAAGCAATAACATACTTGGTGCAATGGGGAAGAAATGCAAACGGGCAATGGTTATACGTTGAGGGCGCTCCCGCCGTTGATTTTGCTCATCATTTAGCGTACGGGCTTGGTTATTGGGGCAATCATTTCCAAAATACGGCATGGTACAACATGGGCGCGGCAATTCACGCGGGAACTTTGGCGCTAACCTACCAAGATTCTAACGGATATTATGGTTATGAAGAAATAGAATTTCCGGCTCAATTTAAAATCTTTAACACTTAATTTTCAAGTAAAACAATTTTTTAATACAGCTTAAAAGCCTTTAAATTAAGGCTTTTTTGCGTTCTATTGCCTAATTTTTTATTTAAATATTATTTTTAATTAATGAGTTATTTCATTAATGTAATTTTTATTTTTTAATATTTTTCTTTTTTTCTTTTTTTCTTTTTTCAATTTTTTTAAACGCGGGGAATAAAAATGGCTCTGTTAAATATTGGTACTTTTAAATTTGCGAGCACGGGTGAGACGCGTTTAAGAGAAATCGTTTACACGTCCACGGCTTGTTATTGGGCTTTAGTAACAAACGCTAAAACACCTTCTCAAGCTGATAACGTTTACTCCACTATTTCAAGTTTTTTATGCGCTACGGGCGGCTATGCTCATCAAGTAGTTGGCGGTAAAGCTATTTTATCTACGGGCGCAATTGATGCTAATGATCCAGATTTTGGAACAGGGATGGTTGGAAAATTCGTTTATTTATTGACAGGCACAGCGGGAAGCCCTGGCGCTAATGATCGAATTATTGGGCATTATAATTTAGATACGACTGTATCAACTAACGTTACAGTTAACGGCGCGATTATTTTAGATCCGCTAGGAATCGCAAGATTCGCAATTGCGACATGGTAAAAAAATAAAAATAATTTTCTGAATTTATTTTTTCTAATTCTCTAAAAATCAATTTCATTTTAAATAAAATTTAAAGGCATTTAAATATGTTAAGTAATTCTTTGCGTGCAAAAACAACGACCACGGGTACAGGTCAATTGACGTTATCTCGTCGGGGTAGTTATCCGATGCCGTCAGATCATCCGTTATATTCCGCAATTAATGAAATGGAAATCGGCTACACAATAAAAAATTTATCGGGCGTGTCGATTGAAACGGGCGTGGGTACGATTGTAAGTAGCGGGACAATTTTGCAAAGATCTTATCCTAAGCAAACTTGGAATCCCTCAACTAACGCGCTTTTAATTGATAAAACATTATCACAAATAAATTTAACTGAATCAGAATATGACGTTGATTTTACTTTAAGCACATTTAATTTTAATTCGTGTGACGCAATGGAAGGCGCAACAGTTCGCGCAATGATCCCCGATCAATTTATTGAATTAAGCTCTTCTACACTGCAAATTGACGCACTAAAAGTTTACTACATTCCATTTAGAAATAAATCACACGCAAAAATTACAGGGCTTTGCATTCGTCACGCAGGAACAGCCGCTGCTAGTTTTGTTGTCGGTATTCACCAAAGAAAGCACAACGGACAGCCAGGAAAGCCAATTTATAAATCGGCAATTACTGCAATAGTAACAGCGGAAGGTATTAATTATTTTCCATTTTCTGGGGGCAGTAAAATTCTCGCAAATGGAGAATATTTTATATCAATGGTCTCAGACATCACCACTTTTTGCCAAAGATCTGCAAAACAATCTCCCGTATGGCTGGGGTTAAATGCAACAAATCACCTCTCCGCAGCTAATCAATATTTAACAGAAACAATTACCGGCACTATCGATATACCCGACACTTTGGGCACTTTAACGCAAGTTGCACCGACTTACGTTCACCTTTTAGCGCCCTATTACGCCTAATATTTTTTAAGGAATCAATTAAATGATTTTAGGTAATTCAATTTTAGGAACGACGGTTTTAGGGAGCGGGAGCGCTGCTGATTCGCTTGGTTTTGCGCCTTCAGCAGTTGTAACCGTTGTAACGTATGGCGGGACAACAGAAACGCAGGGTGAATATTCTGGCGGCGCTACAGGGCTTGATCCCGTCGCTGTAACCGGCGGCGCTGCCTCCGGCTTCACTAACGTTTTATTTTCTTTTTCTCCCGCTGTAATTAATTTAGTAGCGCAAAATTATTCTTATCAAATTAATTCAAATACATATACAACTTTTTCTCCTGCAATTTTAAATATTGTTGCGCAGCCGCTGGCAAGTAATTCTTATTCTGTAGCAGTTACCGCTTTTACGCCCGCAATTATTAATTTAATTGCGCAGGACATGCAGAAAATAGCGACAGATAACAAAATAATAAGTATTGCTCCAGCGTCCATCGGTTTTGCTTCTCATACGTATTCTACGCGAATTGTAGAAAGCTTTATAAGTGAATTTTCTCCCGCAATTATTAATTTATCTGGAATGGATTATTCATTTTCAGTTCCGACAAAAATTAACGGCTCCTTCCTCCCCGCTGAAATTAATTTGGGCGGGGTGGTTGCGAGGCACTCCACTTTTATTCTCGGAAATCCTAAATACATTTTTGAGCTTAAAACAACGGTAAAAGTTGGCGAGTACGAAGTTTAATTTTTTTTAATTTAATTATTTTTAGAGGGCGAGAAAATGGCAGGCGAAAAATTCAAAGTTTTTAATAGTTTGATGGTTAAGACTTTCGACAACACAATACCAATGAATACGCTTCAATCAAGAAGCTATAAATTAGCTTTATTCACTGGCGCAGGCAATGCAAGTGATTTAACCATCGCTACTTTTGGCAGCTTAACCGGCGAAATTGCAGCGCAAAACGGCTACCCCGCTGGCGGTATTGCAATTACCGGTTTAACTGTTACTCAGCCGGTTGCGGGTCAGTATTTAATTCGCGGCGTAGATGCTCAAATTCAAGCAGTAGGCGGTAATTTAGTATTTAGACACGCCGTTATTTATGACACCGCTACCGGCGCTTGCTGCTTTACGTCTCCCGTTAATATTGTCGGTGGTACTGCCGCAGATTTAACAGTCACGCAAAATAACTATTACATCGCACTTTTGAGCGCTGGATTTTTATTGTACGCAGCAAACAACGCTTAACTTAAAATGTAATTTTTAGCATTTTATTTTTTGTTAGTTTGTTGTTTTGTTTTTAAATTAAAGGGGGATTTATTTTCCCCTTTTTTATTTTTAGGGCTTATTTTATGCAATATTTAGACATCACAGAAGGCTCTAAAGATAATTATCACGTTCAATTTTTAGCCTCAGCATTATGCGTGCAAAAAAATACAACAATTGAAAAAGTGGTGTGGGAAACGGTAAACGGCGCAGACATCGCAGAAGTAGATAAGCGCGTAATTCAAGCGACCGAAAAGATTATAAATATTCATATCCAAGGATTGAAGCAAGGCGTGGCTTTATTCCATGGCTATATTCATTTTTTAGATGCAACAATTGAAACTTTATGTGTCAGGCATCGCGGCGTGGATTGCTAGAATGAACATTCCTTTAAAAGTTTTTGATCCAAGATTTAAAATTTACGGTGAAAATCCTGACGAAGTTTTTATATATTTGGATCGCGATAACTCTGCAAAAATATCACTGCTTCACGAAGACGCTGTATTAACGTTAAAAGACGTTACAGAAATTGAGCTTATATTAGACGGCGTTAAGTATTTAAATTCACAAAATAAAATATTTAACTATTCGTCTAATGACGGATTTATTTTTATAAATTTTAATTACTTTATGAAAATACAAAAAGGAAAGCACAAAATAAAAATTATTTTATATACAGAAAATCATAGGAAAGGGGCGGTGTGGGTAAACGATAATATGATTTTTAACATACAATAAAAAGCTTTTATATATTTATTAATTTTTGAAGAGAATTAAAAAAATTATATGCCAAAAAAAATGGAGATACATTTTACTGACGAGATGATTTTAGAAGTTCAAGAGATGTCTAAGCTTGGTTTGTCTTTTACTGAAATGGCCGGTTATTTAGGGATAAGCAGATACTCATTTTATTTACATAAAAAGAAAAATAAGAAAATATCTGACGCAGTAAGAAAAGGCGCTTGCACTCTTATAAGAGAAGCATCAACGCAACTCTATAAGCTAATGCAAGAAGGAAATCTAAGAGCAATAGAAAAGATTTTAGAAAACAGAGCGCCTAAAACTTGGTGGCTTGGACGTTTTGCAGAGAAAGAAAAAGAGAAAACACAAGAGCAAATTCAGCCGCCTGTTTTCCTTGTTTCTGAAAAATACGCAGAAAAAGCAACGCCCAAAACTGCAAAAAAGCCTATTAAAAAGATTATTAAAAAACCTATTAAAAAATTAAGTGCAAAAAAGAAAGTCTAAAAAATCAGAAGCGCCTAAGCATTATTTTCCTGCTCTGCATGAAAAACAAGAGTTCGGATTTTTTAGTGAAGCAAACGAAATTTTATACGGTGGCGCAGCCGGTGGCGGCAAGTCGCACCTAATAAGAATGATTGCGATATTTTTCTTATTTAAAATCGACGGCATACAGATTTATCTTTTTAGAAGACATTTAAAAGATTTAGTTAAAAATCATTTAAACGGCGCTACAGGTTTTAGAGCTTTATTAAAACCTTGGGTAGATGCTAAGAAAATTAAAATCGACAGCGTAAAAAAAGAAATTAGATACGGCAATAGCTGTATTTTTTTATGTCATTGCAAAACAGAGCACTCGGTTTATGAGCATCAAGGTATTGAGTTTCACATTCTTTTAATTGATGAGCTTACCCATTTTACAAGCACAATTTATAAATATTTGCGCACAAGATTAAGATGCACAGGTATAAAAATACCGCCTGAATTTAAAGATAAAATTCCTTTTATTTTCGCGGGCACAAACCCCGGGAATATTGGCCACAACTGGGTTAAGCAGACATTCGTTACACACGCCCCTAATTACGCTGTAGCACGCGCAGAGAAAGAGGATGGGGGGATGCTTCGGCAGTTTATTCCCGCGCTAATAACGGACAATCCCACGCTATTAAAAGATGACCCGCATTACATCGACAGATTGCGCGGCAGTGGTAGCAAAAATTTAGTTAGGGCGCTCCTTCACGGGGACTGGAACATCATCGAGGGCGGCATGTTTGACGATGTTTGGGACGATGACACGCACATTATCACACCATTCAGAATTCCGCGCTCTTGGCGAAAAGATCGCTCATTTGATTGGGGATCTTCAAAACCTTTTAGCGTGGGATTCTGGGCGGAATCAGACGGAACAGAAGTTGAAATTAAAAAAGGAATTTTCAGAACATTTCCGCGCGGCTCCCTTTTTAGAATTGGCGAAATATACGGATGGAATGGAGAAGCCAACAAAGGATTAAAATTATCATCAAAAGAAATATGTAAATTAATAAAAAACTTTGAAGAAAAAAGCGGTTATAAATTTGAAGCCGGCGTTGCTGATTCGTCGATATACGACACGCACGATAAGCACTCAGGAAGTATTGCCAATAGTTTTTTAGATGAGAATATCGAGTGGAAACGGGCGAATAAAAGCCCAGGCACTAGAATAATTGGGTGGGATTTAATCAGAGAAAGATTAAAAAACACCATAGAAAATTCAGACAGCCCGCATTTTTATGTGTTCGATAGTTGCACACAATTTAAAAGAACTTTCCCAGTTTTGCCGAGATCTGAAAAAAATCCCGATGACGTGGATACAGCGGCGGAGGATCACATCGGGGACGAAACACGTTACAGAATTTTAGACACGCTCGACTCACTAACTATTTCAAAAATTAAACGCGGTATATGATCGACATTTCAAAGCCAGAATTATTATATAGTTATTATTTAAAAGACTGGAAAAAGTGTAGGGACGTTCGCGCAGGACAAAGAAAAATACACGAAGCCGGGGAGCTTTATCTTCCAAAATTAGGCGGCATGGATGAAATAACAGGCCAAAAAGATTACCAAGAATTTAAGGCGAGAACTGTTTTTTATAATGCGACAGCGCGAAGCATGCAGGCTTTTAAAGGCTTATTATTTAGAAAAGCGCCTTTAATTAAAAACCCCGACGCGTTAAGCGATTTTATAAAAGATTGCTCAAATACAGATAAAAGCCTTTTACAATTTGCGCGCTTTATTGCTGATGAAGTTTTAACAGTTGGTCGCGCTGGAATTCTCGTTGATTATCCAGAAAAAAAAGACGATGAAATAAAAAACCTTGAGCAATTTCAATCTGAAAATGTGCGCCCTTATTTTTCTTTTTATCCTACTGAGAATATTCTAGAAATTAGAAAATCTAATATCGGAAATAGCTTATTAATTAGTTTTGTAAAATTAAAAGAAACTTTTACAGAATATAAAAATGAATTCGAGCACGAAGAAAAAGAGCAAATAAGAATTTTAGATTTAAGCGAATTAGGCTACAGACAAAGAATTTTTAGAAAGAAAAAAGAAAACAATAGAGAAGATTGGGCGTTATATAGCGAGATTTACCCCAAAATTGACGGAAGATTGATAGATAGAATACCTTTCTATGTTTTTAATTCTGACGCTGTAAACGACGAAATTAAGCCGCCTCCTTTGCTTGATTTAGTTGAGCTAAATATTAATCATTATCAATTCATGAGCAGTTACGCGCACGGCGTTTTTTACACCGGATTTCCTACGCCATATATTTTCGGCGTTTCATCAAAAGAAATTCCGCAAGGAATCGGATCACGCGAAATCTGGACTAGCACAAATGAAAGCGCAAAAGCGGGAATGATTGAATTCACCGGAACAGGTTTATCTTGCGCTCGCGAATATTTAGAAGACCGTAAAAATGAAATGGCGGCTTTGGGCGCTAAATTTTTAGGCTCAGAAGTTAAAAAAAATGAAACAGCGCAAAAGGCAGAGCTAGATCAATTTAGCGAGTCTACATCACTGGCGAGCATTGCTGAATCAATATCCATCACACTAACAAAAGCGCTTAAATTCGCGGCAAAATGGATGCTGTTAGATGATTCTGAGTGCTTTATAGAATTAAATAAAGACTACTTGCCGGAAAATTTATCACCCGAAATGATAAAAACTTTAAGTTACGAATTGCAAGCAGGTCATATTTCTTACTCGACATTTTTCGAGAATTTACAGCGCGGGGAAATCATTAATGCTCAAAAAACAAAAGAGGAAGAGCAGGACGAGTTAAGCGCTGAGATTATAAATTAATGGACGCAAAAATATATGATGCAATATTAACGCATCATTTATATTTTGAAAGATATGAAAAGCACGTGACAAATGAATTTAAAAAAATATTTAAAATACTTTATTCAAGAGCAATTTCAGAATTAAATAACGAAGAAATAACAACAAATAATCAAAAAAGATTATTGGCTTTTTTAAAAAATATTAAAACATTTGAAGAAGAATTCAGCCTAAAAACAAGCGCTAAAATATCAGAATTTATAGATGAGTTTGTTTTATACGAAACAGAAGCAGAGCCTTTTTTATTAGAAAATGCGACGCCTGAAGGAGTAGAAATAACAGGCTTCACAGCCGAAAAATTAGCGGCGGCAACGTCTGAATACATGCAGACGGGGCAAACAATAGCAGGAATGTTTAGCGCCCTCGAAAAATCAACGCTAGATTTTATTAGTAAAGAATCAGCTATAGGTTTTTTAAATGGCGAGACGACGCAGCAAATAATAAGGCGCTTAAAAGATCGAGAAATGGTTTCCGATCGGCATTTGTCGTCAACCGTAAGAACGTCATTAAATCATATTGCAAATCAAGCTAGAAGAATAATAGGTCAAGAAAATAGCGACGTTGTGAAATACGTGCAGTGGGTTTCTAGCCTTGATTTTAGGACGTCTGACATATGCAGATATAGAGATAACAAAAAATACAAATTAAACGAAAAAACACCATTCCCGCCTGCGCATATCAATTGTAGAAGCACGGTTGTTTATATCACCTATTTTGATGATTTAGAAAACGAAGCACCACGCGCAGCGCTAGGCGGAGAAGTAGATTCTAAAACTAATTATTATGATTTTTTAAAAAGACAAAAAAAATCAGTAATAGAAGACGTTCTAGGAAAAGAAAGAGCGCAATTATTTTTTTCTGGAAAATTAAAAGGCGAACAGTTGCACGCACGAGACGGAAAAATGATGAGTATTGATGAATTAAAAATAAAATTTAAAGCGCTTTTCTAAATTATTTTAAGGGGAATTTTTATGAGTATGAAAGATATTTTATCAAAAATTGAAGGCTTAAATCCTGAGCTTTTAGAAAGAATAACAAAAGCGGCTGATGATTATAACGCGGGTTTAGTATCTAAGCGCGATGAGCTTATGGATAAAATAAAAAGGAAAGAAAGCCCCGACAATTTCGCAGAATTAGAAGCGCTTAAAAAATTTAAAGAAGCAAAAGAAATAGAAGAATTAGAATCCAGAAAGCATTATGAAGAAGCAATTAAATTGCACGAAACAAAGTACAAAAAAGAAATTGAAAAATTAAGTGAATCTTTAAAATCTAAAGAAAGCGCTTATAACGAAATGATTTTTAATTCTGAAATTAGCAAAAAGTTCGATGAAATAAAAGTGAATCCGGCGACACGCGAAGCGTTAAGCGCTTTATTCAAGCAAAAATCCAAACAATCAGAAAACGGTTTTTTAATCGATGAAAAACCGATTAATGATTTTTTTGGCGAATGGTCGAAATCAGAAACGGCGAAGCCTTTCATTTTAGCCCCGCAAAATTCCGGGGGTAATTCTCAGAGTCAAACGGCGAAGCCTCAAGACTCAAGCAACTTAACTCAATTAATAAATTCTCAATTAGGCAGATAAAAAAATGGCAACTTTTCTAACATCCGACGCGATCCGTCACGAATTATTCAGCGGCTATGTGCAGCAAGCATTGGTCCGAAACAGCTCTTTTTTAAATTCAGGAATAGTAACTACTGATCCAGATGTCGATGACGCCGCAAAGTCGTCACAGAGCGCAGAAGCACAAATTAAATTTATTACCGGATTAGATGGGGCATCAAAAATTGCAAGCGGCACAAGCGCAACACCAATAACTCCCAATAAATTAAGCACCGGCATTTACCGATGCGTTAAACATTTTAGAACGGAAGCATGGGAGCAGGCTCAGTTATCTAAATTTTTTGTTGGTAAAGACCCCCTTGCTGGAGTTGCCGCAGAGATTGCGAAATATTGGGACAAAGAAATTCAAAAAGTGCTGATTTCAACGGTCGTTGGCGTATTCGCTGATAACGCTGCAAATGACAGCGGAGACATGATTGTTAACGTTGCGACAGACGGCGCAGGCGCTGTGGGTTCGGGCGAAAAAATTAGCTCTGGCTTAATTATTGACGCCATGGCAACTCTTGGTGATGCGATGGGCTTGGCGGGTATCGCTATGCATTCAACCGTGTATTACAACCTTTTAAGACAACAATTAATCACGGTAGTCCCTGCATCCGAGCAGCGCGGTGAATTTTCTGTTTATCAGGGTAAATTTGTTATCGTAAATGATAACTTACCGGCGGTCGCAGGCACTAACAGGATTACCTATCACACATACCTTTTTGGGTTGGGCGCGGTTGCCTATGCTGACGGCGCACACCCTGAAGCCTTTGCCGATAAAATTGACGAAGCGGCTTATAACGGGGCTGGATCTAAAATGATTATTTCGCGTAAAAACTTTGTGATCCATCCTCAAGGGTGGGAGTTCAAGAGCGTGTCAATCGGTGAAATATCTCCCTCAAATGTTGAGCTTGAAGAATCTCAACAGTGGGACAGAAAAGCACCGCGCAAATTGTGCAAAATTGCGTGTATCAAAACGAACGGCTAATCAAAAAAGCCTTAATTTATAGCTAAAAACTGAATAAGTATTGGCTTGCCCGGTATTATTTACTCCTAATAATGCCGGGTTTTTAATTATTTTTTTAGGTGAAAAAATGAAAGAAAAATTTTTATCTTTTGATGAAGTTATGAAATTTGAAAGAGAAATTAAAGAAAGAAATTTTTTAATTAAAAATGAAATTAAAGAATCAGTCGAAGAAAATAAAATAGTTAAAGAAGTTAAAGAAGTTAAAGCCAAAAAAATTAAATGATAAGTTTAAGCCCGACGATTACAGCTAATTCTTTTTGCACGATCGCAGAAGCTAATTTATATATAGATTCTAAGCTGAATAACTCAGAATGGGTTAGCGCGACGAATGAAGATAAAGAAAAGGCGCTCAAGTGTGCCGCTTTAAATATTTCTAATTACTTCGATTTTTTTGGAATTAAGAAAGAAGAAAATCAGGCTCTAGCATTTCCGAGAGTATCAGAATATTTTAATTCTGATTATCCTATTTTTATTAAAAACGCATGCGCTGAATATGCGTTAATTTTATTAAAAAGCGGCGCGGTATCAAGTTCAAGTGAAGCAATAAAATCCATAAGTTTTTCAGGCATGAAAATGGATTTTAAAGACACAGGGAGCAAAGTATCAATTGAAGATTCTTTTCCTCAAGAAGTTTTTATTATCATTAAAAAATATATTAAAAGATCGCATAAGTTAACGAGATGCTAAATCATTTTAAATCCGCCATTGATAAGTTTTTTAATAACGCTGGGAGCCTCTTAAAGCCCGTTATTTTCAATTTAATGAATGATACGGTGTATGACGTTGCCTTGGATAAAAAAACTAAATCTAGCGATAAAATAAGCGTTAAGTGCTTATGCCTAGAAAAAGATGAAGCAAACGAAAAACAATTAGGTATGACATCTAAAAAATTAGAAGTAATTTGTAGGGTTGCGGATTTTAAAAGAAGGATTCCTACCATTTTTGATTTTTTTGAATTTGAAAATAAAACTTACAACATCACAGAAATTATTAACGATAACGGCATTTATATAAACGTTAAGGGCGAGTAATGATTTCTATTAAAGCCTCCGGTTTTGAAAAAGTTAAAAATTCAATTGATGAAAAAGTGCGGAAAAGACACGTGGCTTGTATGCTTTTTTTAGACAGAAATTTAGTTAAGTCGACGCCGTGGGATACGGGGCGCGCACGATCAAATTGGATTGCGTCAATAAATGCCCCATCAAGATCACAATTAAATATGCAGAAACTAAGCAAAAAACAGAAGAAAAAAGGAATGTTTAAGGCGCATGAAAACAAAGGATTGATAGGGAATATAAAGCCTTATTCTGTTTCTTATATATCAAATAACATGCCTTACATTATTAAATTAAATAATGGACACAGCCAGAAGAGGAGAAAAATAAATTGGATAGGCGACATAATAAAATCGGCGAGTAAAACTTTTTCATGAAATTTGAAGAAACAAGAGAGTTATTTTATCAGTATTTTTTGAGAGAGTTTAATTTATGTGAGGTTGTTTTAGATAATCAAAAAGCAGAAATAAACCCACTCAAGCAATACATTTCTTTTTCAATTGAGGACTATAAAAAAGAGATTTTAGAAATAGGCTTCAATTCTTTTTTACTAACTGGGATTTTATCAATAACAGTCTACACGCCGGAAGGGGCGGGACTTTCTAAAAATTGGAAAATAATAGATAAACTTTCAGAGCTATTTTTTAATAAAAAAGTAGAAAATTTTTATTGCAAAGGGTTAGAGATAAATAACGCAGGATTTAACGATACGTTTTTTTTATATTCAATCAAGATTCCTTTTGAAGGGGATTTTTTCTAGTTTTTTTAATTAATTTTAAAAGGTATTTTTTATGGCGTCAGGCGACCAAGTCACCCTCAAGTTTATTCCGGAAGTAACTTATGGCGTTACACCTACAAATTCTAGCTTGTGGAAATATTTAAGAATTACTAGCGAAGAATTTAAAGGCGAGCCCGTTACTGAGGAATCAGAAGAATTAGCAGGCAATGAATTAGGCGTAACCGAGATAATTGTGGCGGGTCAAAACGTTTCAGGCTCTATCGGTTTCGAGCTTAGTTACCTAACGTTTGATTGGGCAATGGAAGCGGCTATAGGCGGCACGTGGGCGTCAAATATTTTAAGCAACGGCGGCGCAAAAAGATCTTTCTCTTTTGAAAAACATCTGCCAGATATTGGCCGTTATTATTTGTATAAAGGAATGGTCGTATCCGGTCTAGATATTAAAATTGAAAAAAATAAAAGAATCACGGGAACTATTAATTTTTCAGGTGCGCAAGTAGTGACGGGAACAACGTCAAGCGTTGGAAGCGGAACAGTACAAGCAATAAACGAAAATAAAATTTTTAGAGCGGGGTCAACAATAACAGGAATACAAATTGATGATGTAGCCGCCGACACTTTTGGCGTAAGAATTTCATCATTAGATATTAATCTTGCTGTTAATTCTGAGGCGGAACAAACGATCGATAAAGATTTTGCGACGGGCATTAATATTTTATCAATCAAGCCTGAATTAAGTTTTTCAACTTATTATGACAATGATAATTTTTACTCAAAAAGTTTAGCGGGTAGTGAATTTAAGTTTGAAATCATACTGAATGACGGCGTAGGAAATGACTATTCGTTTTTATTTCCTGCATGCCAATTCACAGGTGGCGCACCAGCTGGAGCAAGCAAAGGTAAATCAATAATGGGCGACTTTAAAGCTGTTGGAACTGTAGATTCTGGTTTGGGTTTATATATGCAAATCACGCGCGGCTAATAAAAAAACAAAATAAAAGTTTTAATTTAATTAATTTTAGGGTAATAAAATGAAGGGTATTGATAGTTTTTATGCGGATGATGTCAAAGCAAAAAAAGAAGGGGTAAAAGTTTTTATCCCGCATCTTGATGACCAGTTTATTTTAATTTCTGCTTTTGATTCTGCAAAAATTAACGACAAAATAAGAAAAATAAAACATAACTTTTATGATGATGTAGAAAACCCGACGCAAGAAGAAAAAGCGTTATGCTTTAAAGCCGCGCTAATTGAAGAAATAATTAAGGGGTGGAATATTTACGAAGCAGGCGAGCTTTTAGAATTTAATGAAAAGAATTTAAAGCGCATTTTTTTAGATGAAAAATATGATAGGCTTTTAGATTTCGTCTTGAGCGAAGCTCAAAATCAAGAAAATTATAAATTAAAAGAAATAGAAGACGCAAAAAAAAAGTAGGAAAGTATTTAAAAGATTATAAAGAATGGCACGACAAATACGCAGAAACAAGCGGTGATATGGCTGGTTATGTCGATGTTAAGGGGCATACAGAATACGCAGAAATGACGGGTAATAAGTCCAGATTATTGCTAGATATGCCCTCGCTGGAATCTAAATATTCAGATATTTATCAAGCTTTTTTATTTTTGAGATCATGCAAAAAACATGATGAGCCTATTTCAATTTTAGAGATGACAGAATATTTAAAGTATTATTTTTTTGATTTTAATTATTTTTTTAGTGTAATAAAACATTTGGACGCATACAGATAGATGAATGAAAAAGTTGGAATAGACATTGTTGTTAATTCTTCAGGAGCTAAAAAAGAAGCTGATTTATTAACGGGCGCTTTTACAAAATTATCTGGCGTCGTCGCTGGTTTTAGTGCGGCTGATTTTATCAAAGACCAAATAATGATGGCTGATAAAATGACGGGGCTTGAACAGAGAATAAAATACACCGTTAAAAGTTTTGAAGATTTTGAAAGTGCAATGGAATCTATTTCAGAAATATCATTGAAAACCGGCGCATCACTAGAAACGACGGGCAAGCTTTTTCTCTCAGTTGCAGAAGCAGCGCAGAATATGGGGCGCTCGCAAGGCGAGGCTTTGAAATTAGTAGACACGCTACAAAAAATAAAATTAGTTTATGGAATAAACGGTGACTCATTCAATAACGCCATCCAGCAATTAGAGCAAAGCTTAGGCGCCGGGGTATTAAATGGCGACGAATTAAAAAGCATTTTAGAAAATGCGCGACCCATCGTTTCTGAAATCGCAAAAGGCTTAGGCGTTAGCGTCGGAAATATGAAGCAGCTAGGCGCAGAAGGGAAATTGACAACCGAAAAAGTTTTTGATGCGCTATTAAAAAGAACAGAAGATATAAACAAAAGACTGAAAGACGCGCCCACTTTAATAAGCGCAGAATGGGATAAATTAAAAGCTCAAATAGATCAAACAACAATACAATTAAATAAATTTTTAGGCGTAACAGACAAAATAGCCGGAGCTATCGCAGGAATAAGAGAAAATTTTCAATACTTGCTAGACCCTAGTAAATTTATAAAATCATTAGACACATCTTCACAAAAAAATAATGAAGGCATTTCAAAAAAACTAGGCGCAGGGATGCCAGCAAAAGATTCAGGATTGCAAGAAGCTTTTAATAAAAATATTGCTGAAGAAGAAGCAAGAAAGCGAGCAGAATATGAAGAAAAAAACCCAGAAAAATTCACTGGGCGATCTAAAAACGAATTACTAGAAAAACAAAAAGGCGAGCTAGGGATTAAGCCAGATAATCAAGAAAATTTTACAGGCACAATTGACGGGATACTAAAAGACGCGGAAGAGAAAAGAGCGCAAAAAGAAAAAATAGACGCTGATAATTTAGAGCGTGATAGAGCGCAACTTGTCGCAAAAAATGAGTCTTTTGAAGCAATTATGCTTGAGTTCGACATAAAAGAACAAAACCGCCAAGCGATGAAATACGAATCTGATAAATATTGGAAAGATCAAACTTATCAAGACGATTTGCAGCGATTTGATAGACATCAAGAAATGGTGCAATTTATTCACGATTATGAAAAAAAATCGACTGTACAAAAAAACCAATTTTTAAAAGCTCAATCTTTAGACTTGTTAGCGCAAGCGGGAACTTTTAGCAAAAAAGCTTTTGCAGTTAGTAAGGCTTTAAATTTAGCGGATGCCGTTGTGCAAGGTTATGGCGCGGTGCAAAAAGCATATAATGCAGCGCCTCCGCCGTATGGCTTTGCTTTAGCAGCTATCGCCGCAGCAAGAACAGCGATACAAATTAAGGGCATAAAAGCCACGCAATTTGGCGGCGGCTCTTCTTATTCTCCCGCTACAGGCGGAAGTGCTGGCGGCATTTCTGATCGCGTCGATTCATCAAAATTGGGTGATTCTAAAATTGAAGAAAAACGCGAAAAAAATATCACCATTCAGATCGCCGAAGGGAATTTATTCAGCGCAAAATCAGTGCGAGAATTAATAAAAGCGATCAACGAAGAAACAGGAAATAACATAACTTTAAGCGCTGCATGATTTTTTATTATTAATTATTATTGCTCTCGCATCGCGAATAAACTCGAAAATGATCAAAAAATTGAGCAAAATCCAGTTTATTCGCGGGTAGGTGCCAATAATAATTTTTATTCTGTATTAATATTTTTATTTTTTTATTGGAAAATAATGGGTTCAAAATTCGGCGTCCAAAATTATTTAAGAAGCGGAACAATAACCGCCGACCCTTCACTGAGCGGATTTGGCGCAGCTAACGCGCTTGATGGACGCACAAGCACGCACGCAGGATATGGCGCAGGATCGCGCACAATATCCTTTTCTTTCGCTTCTGCGCCCGTTGGCTATATTGCCCTTGGTAAAAACAATTTTGGCGATTCTGGGGCGTCTGTGAGCGTCTATGTCGGGGGAACGTTGCGCGGCACGCATACTTTTGCAAAAAATCAGGTTTACATGTGGACTTTTGGCACTGTAACGGCTTCTAATTGTTCTTTTGTTATTTCTGCGGGCGCTAATTTTTTTGTGTGTGATTTTGCGTGCGGCCCTGTCATTGAATTGCCGAAATTAATGCAAGTAGGTTTTGAGCCTGCGCGATTCTCAGACGATGATGAAATCATTGCTAATTACACACTAGCCAGCGAATTAAATGGCATCTCAGTAAGAGCAAAACCGAAAAGAACGACGATAGAAATAAAAGATGTTCATTTTTCTTGGTTTGATTCTAACTTTGAAACATTTATTAAATACTCGAAAAATTATCCATTTTATTTTTTATTCGCGCCTGACGATAGGCCGAACGACGCGCTTTATTGCTGGTTAAATAAAAGCCTTGGAAGCGTGAAATACACTAAAAGAACTTATCAAAGCATATCGTTAAACGTCGAAGGATACACTTAAAATGGCGTTTTTAGACGACGCTAAAAAAGGCGGAAGGGTCGCATTAACAATAGTTGAAATAGGGCTAGATAATAAATTAAGCCCCTCTGGAGTAGAACACCATTGTGATGGACAGGTGCCTTGGGGTCAAAGGTTTTTCGCTTCTGTTTCTGCTATTGATTTTGCGCCTACAAAATTAGTTTTTTTTGACGGGCTTTCACACGTCGGCCAGGTTTCAATAAGTTTTCAGGATTTCAATTATGGCGCTGGCGATTATTTTGCGCGTCTTTTTGCGATGAATCCTTTTTACTTTAATCGTGAAATAAAAATACATACAGGATATGTTCAGGACGGATTTAATTTTGCAAATTTTAGAACGCGTTTATATTTTATTAAAAAGATGGATTACGATTGGGAATCTAGAAAATTAAAAATAACCGCTAAAGATTTATTTTCTAAAGTTGATGAAAAAGGCGTGACTTTCCCCGACGAAAAAAGAGGGAAATTAAAAACAGATTTATCAATTTTTAGTCCAGGCTTTTTTTTATCATCATTTGCCGGGGTTTTCCCTGATGATATTTTTGCAGGAGATCCGGCGGGGCACTACGTTATAGATAAAGAAATAATTTTAGTAACGTCACTGATCGGCCAGCTAGTTGTTTTTAGGGCGTCGAGCGGCACGCTACTAGAAGAGCATAAAGCGGGCGCTTTAATGCGTAAAATAAAGGTTTTTAACGATAGAAACCCTATAGACGCGCTTTATGATATTTTGGCAACTAGCGCAGGATTAAGCGCGCATATAGATCAAAATGATTGGAATTATATTCGAGACACTTACACGCTGGGGGACTATTTAAACGGCGTAATTTATAACCCGCTTTCAATAAAAGCGATAACTAAAAAAATATGTGAACAATTCGCTTTAAATATTTGGTGGGATGATGAATTACAAAAATTAAAAATTCAGGCAATCGGTTATTCTTTGTCTGAGCCAAAAAAAATTAATTGGCAAGAAAATATTTTAAATACAGGGCATAGTTATTCCGTTGATATTCAAAAAGCGGTTACGCAAACGTGGTTTTATTACGATAAAATTGACTTAACAAAAGGCGACTCTTCCGAAAATTACGGCGCGTTATATATTTATTATGACGGAAATTTAGAAGGCGAAGCGGGACATAGGACAACAATAATTAGAAAACTTTATTCTGATTTGGTTGGTTCTGGCGGCCTTGGTGTAGCAGTAAAAACCACGTCTAGAATTATGGCGAGGCACAAGGAAGGGTATCAAGAAATTACTTTTAGGCTTGACGCAAAGGACACGGGCTTAAATGTCGGCGATGCGGTGGAAATAACGACAGTAATTATTCAGGACGCAAACGGAAATCCACTTTTAAGAAATTTTGAAGTAATTGAAAAAGAGCAGATAAGCGATACAGTTTGGCAATATAAGGCGAGCTACGCAGGGAAAACGCTTACAGCAAGGCTTATTACACCAAATAATATGGGAAATTACGCGGCGGAAAGCGCAGAAAATAAAATTAAATATATGTTTATTAGTAATAATTCAGGCTTGATGAATGACGCGAGCGAAGGCGGGACAATCGTTTAATTTTTTATTTTTTATTTTTTATTTTTTATTTTTTATTTTTAAAAAGGTGATTTATGTCTGACTTTCCCAAAGTTATTTATTTTCCTAATTCAAATTCTTTCCGCGTCGTTGCAGAAGATTACGAGCTGAAAGGCCAAGAACAATTTTCTAATTATGAAACTTTAAGAAGCGACATTAAAGCCGCACTTGATGATTGCGGGTTATATAGCAGGATAAGCCCTAGTTGCGGCTGCTAAAAAACATCTTGTTTTATAGTGTATTCTGCGCAGTGTATCGCGCAACGTTACGAGTTACATTAAATAAATAAAATATTAATTATTTTTTTTTAAGGAGAATAAAAATGGGCTGGGCAACAATATCAGATCAGCAAGTTGATCCTGAAAGCCCCGTTACGTCATCGCTTGTAATTGCGCTACGAGATAATCCGATTGCGATTGCAAATGCTGATGCGGGGGCACCAAGAAATAAATTATCTTCATTAGCCGAACCGCCTGTAAAAATGTTTGAAAGCGTAAACGGTCAAAACACGTTAACGATAAATCCTTTTGCTACAACGCCTGCAAACACGATGATTTTATTAATTTCTGTCCAGTGCGCATTTGTTGGGGAATCCGGATCGTTCGACTACTCAGTAAGAATAGACGGAAATCATTTTCAGACAGTTGTTGTCGGTACCGGCAATCCTGTTACAGCGATTAAAGTTTTGCAACAAAGCAACGCTACGCACGTGGTGACAGGATGGCTCGGCGTAGCACCAGAAAATTTTAGCGATTCGTTTAAAGTGACTGTTACAGCGTTTGCCGCGTAAAAACTACTGTATAAGATTTTATCGTTAAAAATAAATTTGTTGACAAAAGCACAAGAGCCTAAAAAAGATCAATAAATGACCTGATTTAGGCGATAATACATCCAGTAATGGATAGTACTGGCGGTATGGACTAGGGGCCACCAATAAAGAGATGAACTACTAAGAAATTATTAGTAGTTCGCCATTTATATGATTTATTTTTGCCCCGTTTTTATCTTAAAAAGCTCCCATGTTGCGGAATCAATTTTCCTACCCCCCGCCTCGTATCGCTGCCATGTGCGCAATTGTTTTGATACTATCTCGGCTGCTTGCGTTTGAGTCAGCCCAGCGTTAAGCCGGGCTGATTTTATTGTTATTGCGTCCATTCTTTCCTTTCCTCCGCCTTAATCTAAAAAACGTATATTATCTTAGCGCCAGTTAAAATCACCTCGTTTGCGTCTTGCCCGTACTCAATCGCCCGACCTGCCACGATACATTTTTGGCCGTCGTAGATGCTAGACACGCTCATGGCCCACTCTAAGCCCTCTACAGTATCCTCGATTGTGCAATAGCTTAAGGCTATCGCGCAAGTACCGCCAAGCTTGGCGCTGGTGGCGCACCCATCCACCCAGTTTCTTGATTTTGGCGCAGCTTGCCCAACTTTTATTTTTTTTATCATTTTGGTGTTTTTAGGGTTGGGGGTCATCGACCTAACCCCGAAAAATTGAAACCCTTCCGAGTATGCTGAGGCCATTGCTGTATTTATTGCTTCTAAATTAATCTCCATGACTCATCCCCTATATTTCGTTTAGATCATCTCTCTGCATGTAGTAATAATACGACCATCGGTCGTACTAGTCAACACTTTTTTTACATTTTTACAAAATATTTTTTTACATTTTATTTGACACGACGACCAGAGGGCGCTAAAATACATTTGTGTTCATAATGTATGCGTCGTCGTCGTCGTTTTACATTCGCCACTCAGTAACCGCCAAAGTTACTGAGTAGCACTCTTCTGATTTAATGCTTCGCCTTTTCTATTCTCCGCTGTTCTCTCGCGCTTATCTCTGCAATAAGATCCTCGTAGCTCTTCTCCTTCTTTTTTTCTTCCTTCTTATTTTCTTCCAAAACATTATTTTCTTTTTTTACTATTTTCTTTTTTGTTTTTTCTTCTGTTTTGTTCATTTCATTTTTTTCTATTTTGAAATTTAAAGCCGTTACTTTTCGCCCTTCTTTTTCTTGCGTGTAGTCAACTTTAATATCACTAAAATCATTAATCTGTTTTTTGGCTACATCAACGACGCGCCTTTTAAAATTAAAATAATCAGGGTATTCATTTTCGATTTCTAGCATGTTTTTTAGGTCTAAAATTTCAAGCGTCCTGCTTCCTATTTGTAAATTTTGTCTTAGCAGCTCGTAAAGCCTTACCGCGTGCGTACTGCTCATCTTCCCTATTTGGGAAAGACGGTAGGGCGTGAATTCCTTATCTAAATCTTTAATAAACGGCAATATTTCAGGAGCAAAAATAAGCTTAAGATGCCCAGCCGCATCAATATAACTTTGCATTGAGATCCATCTGCTTTCTTTTATCTCTTGCTTGTTCGTCGTCCCGTCCTTTTCTCTTATTTTTACTGTGCGCAAATATAATGTTTTTAACGCCGTCTTTAACTGTTCGTAAACGCAATCTTTCCCCGTGCCGAACTGTTCAGCGAATTCGAGCGCAATAATTCTGACGGGATTAATAGCAGACAAGCCTTCGCCACTTTCTCTGCTTTTGCATATCGCGTACAAAATTATTTGCTGCTCGATTAGCGTCAGTCGATAGCTTGCCTCAACTAATCGATTACTTTTAACTACCAGATCATTCCTTTTTTTCATAATTTCCTCATTTTTTAAAAATTAAAACACGCCTCTTTCCCTCGATTTTATCATAAGAAACATATTTATTTTTGTTTTTTATGATAAAAAAATACAATTATAATTATGTTCGCAAAGCACTAAATTTGTACGTAGTTAGCACTAAATTTGTACGTAGTTAGCACTAAATTTGTACGTAGTTAGCACTAAATTTGTACGTATATGACATTGCAAGCCATTGATTTTAAAAGGTTTATAGCCGCCTAAAACTCTTAAAACTCTTAAAAATATTTAAAAAAGATAAAACCTTAATTCTTTTTTTTAAGACAAAACCAAAACCGAAGACAAAACTCAATAAGAAAAACCTTTTTACTTTTAACCTATTTTTTATTTTTTGTTTTTTTGATAAAAAATGATGTTAATTTTTTTAATTAAATCTACAATTGTAAAAAGACGAAAGATCGTTTTTTAATCATCATAGGAAATGGCGTTATGATATACGCGTTTTGTAATAAAAAGGGCGGGGTTGGAAAAACCACGCTAGCGCTCAATTTTGCAGCGTTTCTAGCTAAAAAAGGTCAAAAGATTTTAGTTATTGATGCAGACGAGCAGGGTAGCGCTCTCGATTGCTCTTTGGCGCGTCAAGAAGCACCGATTTTGACGACGATCGGACTTCCCCGAGCAAATCTACACGAACAAATCAAAACGCTAAAAACGGGCTATAATAGCGTGATCATTGATACCCCCGCAGGCGATAGCGACATTACAGAATCAGCTATGACAGCTGCTAATGTCGTTATAATACCAGTTCAGGCGTCTTGCTTAGACTCATGGGCGACCCATGACATAATAAAAACAGCGGAAAAAATAAAGATTTTTAATAAAAAACTAAAATGTTTTTTTGTTATTAATCGACAAATAAAAAACACATTTTTGGCGAGAGGAATCAAAGATTGTTTAGTTGATTACTCGGCCACAATTTTAGATTCTCAAGTAACCGGCCGCGTTACATACGCCGAAACTTTTGCTCGCGGGCATTCTGTTTTTGATGACGTTAAAAACACGGTCGCTATAAATGAGATTAGCGAGCTATCAGAGGAAATTTTAAGGAGATCGAAATGACGACTAAAGATTCAGTTTTTACAGCAAAACCAGCAAAAAAAGAGAGCGCTTCTAGCGCTAAAAGCATTTCTATTGAAAATGTAGATACCAACGAGTGGGCTAAAACAATAGAAAAAAATCTTGCTAAAAAGCAAAAAGTTCAAAGAATTTATAGGCTAACTATGGAGATCTCGCCAAGCCTACACGCGAGAATTAAAGCACATTGCGCAGCGGGAAACAAAAAAATAAAGGAAGAGGTTACCGAGATTTTAGAGGCTCATTACGCTAAAAATAGAGTAGTTAAATTTGATTAAAAAATAAATTTGACTAATAAAATCAATGCGGGATGACAAATTTAATCAATAATAATTGTTTTTTTGTATTATAATGGATGCGCGGGGTGGGCGATCTCGTGCACAGAGATACAGCGAAGCGCTTTTTGTGTGGCCATAAATTCTGATAGCAAAAACTTGGTGCAAATCCAAGAGAAATCCACCCCGCTTTACTGCTGCACAAGCAGCTTAGAAAGCCGAAGATGTCGGTTTTTCCGACAAGTTCACGTTCACTGCGCGCGCAGTCAGCTTCTATAGTTCCCCGCTTATGTGGGGATGTTCCGCCTTCAGATTATGACTATATTCATTTATAGTCACGTTCCCCGCGCAAGCGGGGATTGCTTACAATAAAACATTTAACAATTATTTAAATATTCTTGAGCCTTTCTTTTTGATACTCTCACCGCTTTTCTTGTTCCGTATAGCGAAAAATCTATTTTATTTTTCATTAAAAATTCAACCTGCCTTGTTTTTTTGCTATATCCGGTCAGCTTCTGGAGGTCGTCATCGCTTAAAAAGACATCAAATACATCATCGTGCATAGCGCTACCCATATTGTATGCTCCTAAAATTATTCTGTCTTTTGATTGAAGTTTTTATCTAAAAACTCTTGAGCTATCTTTTTAGATACTTTCGGCGTTTTTCGGTACCCGCCGACAATGTACGGGATGCCTAATTCTTGCAATTTTTCGCACTGTTTGTGCTTCTGCTTGTATCCCGTCAAAAATTCAAGCTCTTCACTGCTCAAATAATCGTCAAATTTTAACCCCGTCATTTAGCGCTCCTTTTTAATTTCTGCACTTATTTGCAAGATTATAACAAATAAGCACAGATTTTTTAGATTTTTATGATTTACTGCTTTTTAAATAATTCTTGGCCGTTGAATTCTTGGCGCTCCACTATATATTTTTCGATCTTTTTGATATCAACTTCTAGCGAGTCTGTTTTTTTAATGTTTGTATAAAAAGCAAGAAAACAAAACGTTACACCAACAATCATCAACCATCCGTCAATACTGATTTTCATAAAAAACTCCTTATTTTATAGACCTAATGAACATTTCATAATTAATTTCATTCCGAAGATTCTCTACTTTTTTAGTGTGCGCCTTTGTTTGTGTGATAATAAAAACCGAACACAAAACAACAACTAAAACAAAAAAATTATTTTTTATAAACTCAAAAATTAAATTAAACATATGTAAAAATTCCTTTTTAAATTTTTGTAATTTAGCGCTTTTGAGGGCGCTAAAAACGGTTATTAATTCAGATTAAAAGGGGATATCATCATAATCATTTGTTTTTTCTGGCTTCTGAAATACTGACGTAATGCCGACGGAAGACGATTCTTTTATATATAGCTCAGGCTCAATCTTGGGTTGCGACAAGTATTTTTCTATCGTTAATTGGACGATAGCCGCGGGTAATTTAGCGATAGCCTCAGAAGCCGTTAATTTTGTTAGAGGGTCGAAAATCTTTTCGATATCAAGCTTTATTTTGCCGTTATAATCATTAATCCCCGACTTTAAACAAAGGCCAATTTTTTTATTAATTAATTCAGGGTAAATAATAGCCTCCACATCCGTTTCCATTTTTAATTCAGCGCTGTATTTTTTTATACGCCCGCCTTTTTCAGTGATGCATCTATTTTTAGTTACAAAAAGAAGGGCTTGCACCTGCTTTTCCATAAAGCTTTTTTTGCCATCTTTTTGCGTATGCCAAAGAGAAAGATTTTTTGCTTCTGCGCCATCGTCTCTTTTGAAAGAGATCTTTAGCGCAACCGCCCCTGATGCGGAGATTTCTTTCCAGGCTTGCGTTATCTCCCCACAAAAGCACCCGCTTTCTTTTATATAAAGCGCCTTTTCTTCAGCGTCTGAAGATGCCGCCGCTGTCATGTCTAAAGTAATCATAAAAACTCCATAAAATAAAAAATTAATTAATTAAAAAACATTTTAAATCAAAAAACAAAAACTACATTTTAACATAAAACTTATTAGTCTTCGCTGTCATCGTCCTCCCTGCACTCTGCGTTATTCTGATTGCTTCTTGGGTCGTCGTTAAAAAAATAATCGTTCTCAACTTCCCCCGCATATACCAGCCAAAAAGTAACATCGTTATAAAATAAATCCATTAGCCTTATCCTTTTTTAAACAAAAAATAATCCTACGAAAAAAGAAACAAATAAAAATAAAAAAATCAGAACATCCATTTTAATTTCCTCTATTTAATTTACTAAAAACAAACAAACACCAATAAACACATAAAAACAAAAACACAAAACTACATTTTTATTCACTAAAATCTCCTTTATATTCCTTTAGCTCCCCGAATTTCAATACAAAATATCTTTTAAATTGTGCGGGTATTTTAAATCTAGCGAACCCACGCCTAAAATTATAGAAATATTTATTTTTTGTTATGTCGCTTTTTATTTCATCGCTACGAGTCATAACAACAATAAAAAAGCCATCGAAATAACAATCCATGAACTTTTGAAAATCCATTCTTTTAAGCCTAATCATGCTTAAATATATATCGGCGTTAACGTCCATATTTTCAGCCTCCTATTATTTTATTTCCAATCTTGAGCCTTCTTTTAATTCCGCGCCAAGCACCGTAAATCCGTTTTTTAGCCTCTCTTTTATCAGTGTTTTATCGTAGGTTTTATCAATTCTTATTTTCCAGAAATCTTCGTCTAGCAAAGTTTCATCATAAATATTCACGGACGCGGGATTTTTTTTAATTGAAATGTCGAAAAAATCCCCTTCAATTTTAGGCAAACCAATCTTATCCATAGCGCTAAAAATCAACCTTTCTATTTTTTCTATTCTTATCTCTTCTTTTTTCCTTTTTTCATAAAGTCTTTTTTCTTCTTTTTTTATTGCCTCAGCTTTAGCCTCTGAGTTTTTAATAAAATGCGCTAAATTAATCGCTCTTTTTTTTAGATCACCCTCTACGCTCTCCATCGTGTCTAAAAATGTTTGCTCGTCAATTTCTCCCGCTTCCATTTTCTCGAAAAGATCGCATAAAATCACATCATAATTTTCTGCTACTGTATAAATATTCATTTTAAAATCCTTGTAAAAAAATAATTAAAGTTAAAAATCATTTGTAAAATTGCTAATTTTTACAAAAATAAAAAAATATCTAATCTCTGTAATTTGGCGAAGAAAGAAACTCATCGCTTATTTGATCGATAAAGTGCCTTAAAAGCCACGCTCTGCTCTCGTTAAGTTTATTAATGCCAGCTTGTAAAACCCCCCACCTTTCTTCGTGCGCGCAATCATTTTGTTCTGTTCCTAGCTGACAAATAACATCATCAAAAACAAGAATCATTTCCTCAGTTTTATTTTTTGGCGCTCTCATTTTTTATCCCTCCGCGTAATAGCTGGTTATTGCGTCATCAACCAGCTTTAAATCATTATCGATACGCTCAGACGCGAACATTTCCTCGGGGCTTTTAACAGTATTAAATCCGTTTGAAGTAGTCTCAAAAAAATGACCTTGACCGTCTTTTGCGCATCTTAAAACCGTCGTAAAAAAACCCTCTATTGCTATCTGCCCTCGACCAAATTTACCCCCAGCTTTTACGCATACAAAACCGTCATCTTCTTTTTCCGTATGAGCTAAAAAGTAAAATCTTTTTTTGCTTGCGGCGCATTTTGTTAAAATCGGTACAATTTTTTGTGCAATATCTTTAAAAATTTTAAATGAGTCTTTTTTAGATCCGACGGGTTGCGCGTCAAGTAAACGCTCGTATCTAAGAGTCATCTCAAGTATGTAAAACTGCAAATCATCTATGATATAGATAGACCTCCCTCCATCTTTTTTAACTATCTCGTCAAGCCAAAAATTTAACTTGTCAAAGTCTTCGACTAGGCTTTGAGTAAATTTATTTTTAAAGGGTAGCGACTTAATGACCGGGCATAAAACCGCCGTATCCGCGGGGTCAAGGTTTTTAATTGAGCGGGTTTTCCCGCTTCCGCTCTCTCCTAATATTAAAGTAATCATAAAATTCATCCTCATTTTTTAATTAAAACAAAAACACATAAACACAAAATAACAACCACGACGGCTTTATTTTCCATAAAATTTCCTCCATGAAACAAATAAAAGTTACAAATTTACATAACATAAAAAAGCTTTTTCTATTTTTGCGCTTATTATCAATAGCACAAAAAGAATTTTTCACCACCACATCTAATGGCATTTTAGGTGGCGGCTTTTACTCTTTTAAAGAACTTTGCAGCGTTGTTTGCTGCGATAAGTTGAATATTAGCAACAACTTTTTAACAATGCAACATCTTTTTTTATTTTTTTATTTATTATCTTTTTCTTTCTTTTTTTCATTTGTTCACGCATTATGTATAAGCGAGCACATAAGGCGCTCAACTATTGTTCAATCGTGATATTGTGGCGGCATTGTTTTTTATATTATTTTATTAACTAAAGAGGATTTTTTTATGCACTATTTTAAGCTGGACATCAAAGCGACACGAGAGAAAACCTTGTGGATGAGCGAGGAGGAGCTAGGGTTTTACATGAAAATATTGTGGTTTTATTATGCCAGCGAAAGCCCGATTAAAGATAATTTGGAGGAAATTTTTGAAATATTGAAAACAAAAAACAAGAAAAAAAAATTAATTATTGAAAAAATATTTTTAAAAAATTTTACGAAATCTGATGATTTTTTTATTGATCAAAAAATTGAGGATGAGATCAAAAAGTACAAGGAAAACAAGGAGATAAACAAGAAAAACGGGCTAGCACATAAGAAAAGTAGCAGCGAAGATGGGAAGCGGATCGCTTGCGAAGCGCTAAGCGAAACTGAAGCGGATGGCAATCCGAATATATTAATCTATGAATCTATTAATCTATTAAATAAAGAATATAAGAATAAGATTAATACAAATACAAATACAGAAAACGAAGAGGAAGAGGAATTCAATAAACATATAACGCGCGCGGGCGACCCCCCTCGCGGCGTGTACGTGTATGTCGAAGAACCTATGGTTGCTAAAAAACCTAGGGCTGTTAAAAAAATTATTGATCGCCCGAATCACGTGAGCGAGGACGTTTGGGATGAGTTCGCGATAGTTGCAAAAAATAAAAAATATGTAATAACTAAAATAGGACTAGAAAAAATAGAGCGAGAAGCAGAGGCCGCAAACATCACGCTAAACGACGCTTTAAAAATTTGCGTAGAACGTGGGTGGAAAAGTTTTGAAGCCGAGTGGATTTTAAAAAATCACGCGGGGGCGGTTGGCGAAATGAAAAGAAATTTTAAAGGGGATTTTATTGGCATGAGTCATCACGATTCATTGATGCTAGAAAACGAAATGGCGATTCAGGAGGCTGTGAGGTTATTTAATTTGCGCGAAGGCATCGAGAAATAATTAAATTTAATTAAATTTTTGAGAGGGATTTTAAAAAATGAAAACTTTTGATTTTGAAGAATTTTGCAGGCGCTTAAATTTGGTCATGATTATTTATGATAAAAAATTAGCGCCCGAGGTTTTAACAATTTATTTTGATGCGCTAAAAAACTTTGAGCTTTCGCAGATCGTTGTTGCGTTAGCTCAATACACACAGGACGCGGAAAAAGGAATGTTTGCGCCCAAGCCCGCGGATATATTCCGATTAATCGGCGGCACACAGACAGATCAAGCAAATGTTGCATGGGGAAAACTATACCGCGCAATTTCTGAAATTGGCGCTTATCAGGATGTTATTTTTGATGATGCGTGCATTCATGCGGCGGTCAGAGATTTAGGCGGCTGGACGCATATTTGTGAATCTGATTATGACCAAATCAGTTTTATACAAAACAAATTTATTAAAATTTATACAGCGTATAAAAATCAGGTCGATTTTAAATACCCAAAAAAATTAGTTGGTTATCGCTCGACTGATTCCGATTATGTGCGCCAAGGGTTACAAATCCCTTCACCGAAATATTTTGGGGACGAACGACGAGCGCGAGAAGTCGAAAAAATCGCGGCGGTCAACGAGGGTGTTTTTTCGTCAGTGTCACAACTCGCAGACGCAGCAACCAAGAATCTTCTTTTTCAAGAATTTGGCTTTTAATCCATGTCTTTTTATTAATCTATATCATCCTATGGTTTTATATAGAAAACGCCTAAAAACCACCTTAACGCTCGCTTAAATTGATTTTTAAGCGGGCTTCTCAATGTAAAAATGTACAAAAATAACAAAAAACAAAAGCGGTTAAAGTTTGATCGTTTATTTTTCGGCTTGCTATATATAGTGCACAGTAAAAAGCCGGTTGAGCAAACTAAAAAATCAACTTTTTAATCAAAAAAATCAAGTAAAAAAATAATTAAAAAATAAATTGTTATTTTGTAATTAAAAAAATAAATGAAAAAAATCAAAAATTAATTTGTAAAAATATAAATATAAACTAAAATTAATAGGCGCAAAAAAGAAGTTTTAAGGAGTAAAAAATGGCTTTGCATTTAGAAAGAAAGATAGGACAAAGAATTTTTATAGGCGAGAATATTATTATCACGCTTAAATCTATTAATGGAAATCGAGCCTCAATATCAATAGATGCACCTAAAAGCATCTTGATTCTTCGCGAAGAAGTCGACCCGGGGGAGATATTCTTATGAAAAATAAACCTATCAATCTAATTTTCGGCGCTGAATTAATCGATGACTATATAAATAATAAATATAAAAAGCACTTTAAAAGCAACGAAGAATTTCGATCAACAATAAAGATTTTATTAGCTGATTTCGCGGGCGATATAGACGAAAAAGCCGCTGTTTTGCTGTATTTAAGTGGTTTTTCATCGGAAGAGATCGCTAAAATTAATCATATAAATATAACCGTAATTAAAATCATTTTAAATATGTTTTTAGAGCATATTTGCTTCAGTTTAATGGTTCATATGCGGAAAGATTTTGAAGCCTATTTTGACGAAATAAACGAATTGTACAAAGTCGCTGCATAGTGCGAAGACACCGCACAGACTCTAATCAAAAACAGATTGTAGATGATTTAAGGGCGTGTGGGGTGTCTGTATTTTCTACGTCTCAAGTAGATAATTTTGTTGATTTAATCGCGGGTTTTAGAGGATTAAATTATTTATTGGAAGTGAAGAGCGAGAAAGGGAAATTAAGCGATAAACAAATTAAATTAAGGGATGAATGGGCAGGAAGAATAATTATAGTTAGATCGATAAATGATTTTTTTGATAATTTAAAATAGGAGATTTTATTATGATTTTTGGAGCAAAGTCGATTATAGAAAGTTTTATTAAGACCAGTAAATGCGCCGATGCTGGAAGTCACCGCGTGATATTAGATTTAATCGATGAAGATAAAATAACTTATTCCGTGACGTTCTTTTTTAAAGATGATGCAATATCTTTCACCGTAAAATATTTAGAAGAAAAAATATATGACTCTTACGATCACAGAAAAGCAGACATTAAAAAGCATGAGCTGCTTGGGTGCGTTTTGAGCGCACACGACATGATAGAAGAGCATTCTCAATCTGGAAAGATCAGTTAAAAATAAGGAGATTTTATTATGAAAAGAAAATATTACACAGCAAGACAGAAAAAAGACGCGCTAGAAAAATATAGAAGTACAAGCGCGGCAGCGGCAGCAATAGAAACCGGCATTTCGAGGCACACCATTAAAAAATGGGCGCAATTAGATAATAGAGGCGAGACGCTAACAACGTCATATTTTAATGTTGATGAAAACGGCTATGAAATTGAAAATGAAAATAAAAACATTATGAGCGATGAAGAAAAACAAAAATATAGAAAAGAGATTCTGGCGAGAATGCTTAAATGGGCGACTAACGCATCTTTTGAAGAAGAATTAAAAGGGGTTCAATTATGAAAATAGACGAAGTTTTAAAAGAAAGAGAAAAAACTTATGGTGATTTTGCCTCATTTTCTTTTGTTTCTCAAAGCCTAAAAAAGCTCACAAATTTAGGATGCTTGGACGATTATCAACAAGAAGCGCTAGACATGATTTTACATAAAATCGCGAGAATAATTAATGGTGATGCGTCACATATTGATAGCTGGCGAGATATTGCAGGCTATGCAACGCTTGCACAAAACATTTTAGAAAACAAAGAGAAGGAAGCGGCGCGGGATGATTAAAAAACACGGCTGGACGCTCATTTTGTGCTTATTTTTAAGCGCAGACACTCAAGCTATAGAAAGCATCACCATGGAAGTTTTAAGCGTTAAAAGCGTATATGACGGCGATACATTTAGAGTAGATCTAAAAGATTCAGGTAACGATTTTTTTACTAAAAATATTCCTGTTAGAATTTTAGGAATAGATGCGCCTGAAATTCGCGGCAAGTGTTTGTCAGAAAAAAATAAAGCCATAAAATCGAGAGACTATTTAAGAAAAATATTATCAGGTGAAAAAATAGTTTTAAAAAATGTCGGTCATGATAAATATTTCAGATTATTAGCAGATGTTTATGTGGATGAAAAAAGCGTGAAAGATTTAATGTTAAAAAATAATTTTGCGGGGGAATATAATGGAAGTAAAAAAATTAGTTGGTGCTGACGTTTATAGGAAATATTAATGGAGTCGAAAATGATTGATTATAACTTTGAATTTAAAGCAACAAAAGAAGATAACGAAACTTTTTTAAAAGAGATTGAGGCAATTAAATCGTTTCACGATTCTAGATTTTCTAGAACCACAAATTTTTCTTATGAATTTATAATCTTAAAAATCATAGTAAAAAAATATCAAATAGAAAAAGAAAGCGCTAGAGCGTGGTTACATATGGAGAACAACAAAACAAAAGAATTTTTGCAAATTACTTTTAGCGTTAATGATTTATGCTCTTTTTTATCTTTGGATGAGCTTGTGAATAATGCGCTTAAATATTTTAGGGAAAATAAAGCCGAAAACTATAGAAATTTTTTTGAAGGGATTAACTAAAAAATGATTGACATAGAAAAACACGCTAAGCACGAAAAAGCCTGCTCAATTATCGGAAAAACTTTAATTTTTGGTGATTTCTTTTTTCCTTGGCAAGACGGAAAATCAATTAAAGTTTCAAGGTCTGAAGATTATAGCGGGGGCTTTACAGCAGACGTCTTTATTTTAGATGATCTGCTTTACACTAATTTTTTTGCGACAGCAAAATATTTGTATAATTATTTAATTTTAAAGGTTTAAAAATGATTGATTTTGATGATAATTTTTTAAGAACTTCAGATGTAATTTCGTATCTAAAAATATCGAGATCAACCCTAATTAATCTTATCAAGTATCGTGATTATTAATTTTTAATTTAAAGAGGAAAATATATGTACAAATCAAGCTCAAAGAAAATCACAAACGGTAAAGTTATTATGTCGTCTGAAGTTAAAGCGGCAACTAATGATTTTTTTCACGGGATATATGCGCAAAGAGTAAAATTAAGCTCACCTAGACGAGACCCTTCATTTATTTTTGAGGATTGCGCTGAATTTTGCAGGCTACACGCAAAATCATTTGATAATTTTTGCAGCTCAAAATTAAATGATGAAATAGAAGCGGAAAAATCAAGAAAAATAAAAGTTGATATTTTATCAAAGCTAAATATTGAACAGCTTAATCAAGTGGCAACATTTTATAATATTAATATTTAATATTTTTTAAAGGAGTTTTAAAATGCAGCGAATAAAGCTAGATGGATTTTCAGACGAAGAAATGAAATCAACGGTTGAAAATTCTTTTTTGGCTTGTTACGACGAAGATGGGCTAATTGTCAGCGTAGCAAAAAATGAGGCGAAAATTGATAAAAATCATAGAGGAAACAGCAAGCGAGGGAGTATCAATCTTTTTTTCTAGGATATTAAAAAGCAGGCCATCAATAATTAGTTCAGGTTTTTGGGAAGGAAGGGCAGAGCAAGCAAAAAAGCACGGCATTAAAATAAAGGTTATCAAAGAATCGGATAAGGGTGGTAATGAGCAAAGCATTAGTTTTATTAGTTTTGACGAGTTAAAGGATATTTAAGATGGACGTTTTCACAGTTTCTTGTTTTGAGCAGTTATTTAAAGAATCCAAGGATGAGGTTAGCTTATTCAGAAAGTTTGATTTTATGGGCTACACCGCTGAAATTTATTTTGGGAATTTTGGTGGAGGGTTATCTTTTAATGTAAAAAAAGATTCATCATTAATTTTCGGGAGGGGAATAGGTGGACTAAATAAAAATACCGGCTTTGATTATTTAATTGAGATAATAACATTTCACTTAAAAAGAACAATATCAAGAACAGACCACAACGCCGATAAATTAGTTTTAGAAAAATTATTAATTGAATTAAATGGCAAGGCAGAAAAGGAATTAATTAATGAGCATCATTGAAGAGCTTGACGCCTGGCTTTCATTATTTAAATTAAGATTAAAAAGGAGTTGATAAAAAATGAAAATGAGATATGGCGCGCTTAAAAAGCCAGAGATACCAAAAGATTTTTATACAAGAAAAGAAGCAATAAAAGCCTTAAATACATGCGCTACAATTTTCGCGGACAAAATAAATGGACGGCTTAAATATTCCATAGTTTTAAAAAGAAGCGACGGCTACAAAATTAAAATTTTTAACGTAAAAGAAATTGACGAGCTGGCGCAAAAAATTAAAAAAGAAAAAGAGGAAGCGAAGGAAGCTGAGAAAAAATTCTTGAATGATCATTTTATAATAGATTCACTCGTTTCGTTTTTAGGAATAAAGTGGCCAGAAATAAGAAAAAAAATAGAAGGGCATAAATTTCCAAACGGAAGAATAAGAAAATTAGGCTACCAAAACAGCGGCTTTTATTGGAAAAAAGA